TTCTACTGTAGCCTTGACTAACCCAGCAAAAACAATTTTGAACAAGAAAATAACCGATTTATTAGCCCACCCAAACACAGAACCCCTCGCCTTTGAGATATTAAAACGAACCGCTGACAACGGGGACATCTTTACAGTACATTCCGACCTTGTGAAAAACAGGCTAGAAGCGGGTGACTATGCAGGGGTGTTTGAGTTAGCCTCGTCATGGTCAGAGAAAAATGCAGACCATATAAATACACTGTTTGGCGATTCTGTTTTTGACTCTTACAAAGAGAAGTCATCTCTTGCAACTTTGGCTAACATTATGAAGCACGGTTCACCAACCGCACAGGCGCATTTAGTAGGCTTATTAAATGAAGACCCAGGCAACCTTGGTGGTATATCTCACTGGTCAGAAAAAGCTGTAAATTGGTTTAAGGCAACATTCACAGACCCAAATTCACCTGAGGCTCTTTTGGGCAATTATGCTCTTAAAAGGATAGACGCACTTAACGGTCGACCAGATGACGGAACTGTATTTACAGACACTGAAGTAGAACAAAACGCACATGTAGTTGGCATTTTGCTTTTTGAAAAGTTTGGTACTGGTGCGGGTAGCCCTGAAGAAGTCAAAGACTATATGGATACTTCTGAGTTTGTAGACGCATACACACTCAGAAAAAACGGTTCAGGTATTCAGTTCAATTATGTAGGTAATAGCAATTCGATTTCCTTAAATGCTTTGGACGGATTCTCACCTGAACAAATAGGTCATGTAAGAGATGAAGCAAACACCAGACCCATTAGCCCAGTTAAGGATTTGCGAACAGCAACCGTTGGTCATCCTTTTTTCATGGGGCATTTAAAAGAACCAGAAGATAAAACAACGGGTGGCGGTGTAATATATAAAGCAGCGCAATTCGTACTAGATGCAGACAAGACGGACGAAACATTGATTGATATGACAAACACTTTTGTTATACCAATGGGCGAAGGTTCTGATTTAACTTCGGGGGTAAACGCAGACTTAATGGCAATCCCATACAATCGTGGTGGTATAACAGCAGGTTACTTACTTTTTGAAGTTACAGACGATGGAGTTCTACCTGCTAATATTAAAGGGGTGACCAGTTATACAGGCGTAGTTTCTGTTGACCCCACGGTTTTAAGTGCAGGAGTTACGCCTGGAGTACCAAGTGATACAGCAAGTCTGCTTAAAGAACTGATGCTGCTGCAAGAAGATCTATCCTCAAACTACAATACCACATATCGAAAAAATATAATTACTGAAAATGAGGCGATAAGCGTTGGGTTAAACCTTGTGTCTCAACCAGGAACACAATAATGGCAACAAACGACCAACATCCTTATCTTTTGTTAAGCCCAGAAGAACAGATTTCTTCGATGAAGAGTGTTTTAGGCTATGCAGAAGATGACGTATTGCCTGTTCGTGTTTTGGAGACTGCGGATAGATTGGCACGGATTCCAAAGGATGACCGAATGGTAGATTTAGAGTTGAGTAACTTTTCTCGAAAACTATCTGCCCGTGGAGTACCTCTTAGTGAAAACTGGGTACACCAAGCACAGCGTGACAGAAATTTGGGAGAATTTAGTACAAGTCTTGTAGAAAACTTACCTCCGCAACAAGGCTTCTGGACGGGCGACATACCCGATCAATGGGCAAATGCGGGTATACAATTAAAAAGAGCAAGCACGAACATACAAAATACTTTATTCAAAAGCATACAACTCATAGATTGGGGAATGGAAGAGTATTTAGGAATGGGTACTGGACTAGATGGTTACTTCGATGACAAAAGCCTTAGAGGATTAAAAGATAGAGATGAGTGGTATCAAGGTCAAATAGCAAAACGAGAAAGAGAAATGGAAGGTCGTGTTGGCTGGGTTAGGTCAAGCAATAAATACATAAATGGAGTAGTTGCTGGAGTAGTCCCGTTTGTTGCAATGGGTGCAATAAGTACGGTAACAACAGGCTCACCTTTGGCTGGTATACTTTCGCTGACCGCTGGGTACGCAAATACTATAGGGCATGAGGTGTACCGCCAAACAGGAAGTGTGGAGCAGGGCATTACGGCTGCGTGGTTAAACTTTGCTGCAACTACTGCTGCATTCAAAGCGGGTCACGTTTTCGGCAAGCAGATGAACTTTGGATTAAAGACCCTCTTGGGAAAGAAAATGCCAGAAACACTTGCTACTTTAGGGACAAAACTAAAGTGGGGCGATACAGCTGGCTTTATGAATGTGCTTAAAGGTGCAATGAAAATCGAAGGCTCAGTTATTGTACTTAGAGAAGTAGAGTACGGTCTAAATGCGACATATCAACATTTCTTTGAAGGCGACAATATAGCGGAACAATACGAATTTTCAGTTGAAAATATGCTGGGCGTACTAAACCATGCAGCACAAGAAGGTGCTTTGTTTATCGCTATGCCTATGTTAGGCAGAGACGGTATACTCGGTCTTCCTGGCAGAAACTCTAGGATGTTTACAAACGCTACAGTAAAACACACATCTGCCCTTAGAAGCCTTGCTAAAAAAATGGAAAATATATCCGCAGAGGAAGGCGAATTGTTACTGAAGAATTTAGCGAACACTGCAACAGGCACAAGAGAGGCTAACCCACTAATAAGAATGTGGCGCACAATTGTAGAAGGGAAAAAGGGCGGGAAGTCAGAAAGAGAAATAAATGAAGCAATGGAAAAAGACCAGGAAATCTGGAATGAAATGTCTGCTAAAGAGCAAACCCCTCTTCATAACGAGTTTTCAAATTGGATAAATGAGGTCGTTCCAAAAGATACAGCTAGTGCTAAACCCACAGTGGCTGTCGCAGACTCTGGAAAAGAAGGCACAGTTGGTGAACCTGCTAGAGGTAGAGTTATTGAGGCTGAAGAACGCATTTCTACAAATGAGAGAGTAGTAGAAGAAAGAATCCAAAGGCGAACCGAGGCTGACACAAAACTTACACCCGAAGAAGCGGAACAAATCCACGGCAAAGAATTAGAAGTAGATCCACTAGAAGCAGCTTGGGAAGCCGTAAACGATGTAACTGGTGAATCAGTTCTAGCGTTGCGTAACAAAATAGAAAAACTAGAAGCCGAAAAAGGCGGTCGCTCAACTGAACAGACTAGACAGTTAGATGGTTACAAAGAGGCTTTAAGAACTTCTGAAATCCTAATTGCTACTGTTAGAGGTACGTCACCTACAAAAGGCAAAATGGCTTCCCCTAGAATTACAAAAGTAGGCAAAAGGGAATACGACAATGAGTCTGCCGCAACCGTGCTAAGAAGAACCAAAAGGGCTTCAAAAGAAGACATTGCAGAAAGAGACGCTCTTGCTGAACAGCTGAGAAAAGATAATCCCGAATGGGCAGGTAAAAAACCAGGCCAGTTAGCAAGGTTGATAAAAGACGAGCATATTGCTTCACGGGCAGAAATTGCTAGCCAAAAAAGTTTGACTCCTGCGGAACGCAAAGAGGCTCTAAGAACAAGAGAGGAAGCCTTAGTTGAAAGAGAACTAGAAAAAACAAAAGCTAAAGCGTTGGGATTTGCTAAACGGGCTGCAAGTGCTGCCAAGGCTTTGCAGAGAAAAATGCGACTTTCTGATAAAGCGGGTGCAACTGCATTGCGAAAATCGTGGAATGAATACATTAAAAAAATACTTGTAGAATTAAAAGAAGCAGGTGTAGACAAAAAACTCATAGAAAAAGTAAAGAAAATTCAAGAGACGGCGAAGCGTTATACTTCTAAGGAAATTACTGGAGACAAGGCTTCCCTAGAGGGAAAAATACAAGAAGTGCATAATGCAATTCAGGATGCTTTGTTTGCAACGGCTCAAAAAAGAGGCGTAGCCGCAATGAAAAGAAACAAGGCTGACCGAGGAAGTGTAGGAGACAAACTGATTGAAGCGATACAGCCTGGGAGTACCGTTAAAGAAAGAGTTCGTGCTTTGTATGAATACACCGAAGCCATAAAAACAGAACACACCTCTGAAAGACTTCAAAAAGAAGCTGAATATGAGCGTTCAGTTATTGAAGAAATTTTATCAAAAGAAGGCGATCTTAACTTTGAGGATACTGTAGCCTTGAGTAGTTGGCTAGAAGGCGTACACGACAAGCACACCAGTAGAAGGCAAGTAGAGATTGCTAGAGAGCAAGCAAGAGTAGAGTTAGGTGCAGAGGCTCTGAACAGAGAGATATACGAAACTTTAGGTTTTGAGAATGCAGAGCCAGGATTTGAAAGAGTAGACGGAAAACCGAGCGTGACTGAGGGCTTTGTAGATTTTGTCAAAGCGATTGGTTGGGGAATGGCTACAAACGGTAGACTAGCAGATGGAGTAGAGTTTTTGACGGGCGGTAATAGTGGTGTTGGGTATCGCTACCTAGTAACTGAAGTAGTTAAAGCACACGCTAGAGCAAGACTTGCAGAATCTCAACTCCAAAAAGGTCTACGAGATTATTTTAAGGCACCAGATAGTAAGTGGAAAGTAACCGAAAAAGATTTGAAGGATGTCTCGGAAAGCCAAGCCAAAAACCACCACGGAAACAAGAAATTTGAGCCAGTGCAAACTCTAAAACTAAAAGATGGCACGGTAGTTGCCATTAGCGCAGGTGAAATGGTTGGACTTGTTGCACAGTCGAGAGATGGTTCAACTGCAAATCTTTGGATAGAAGGTGCTGGGCTAAGGTTCAGAGGTAGGAAGCAATCTCTTACAGAAGAAAACACCGGAAGAAACATGGGCGAGTTAATCGCTGAAATGGTTCAAGTAGAAAAAGACAAAAACTCTGCTGCTTATAGGGTGGGCAACGCTTTAGTTGATTATGTTAATACAGAAGCCCCAACAGAAATGGTACGTCACGCTGGGTTTAGGATAAAAGGTATCGACATGATTGAGTCCAGAGAACTGGGTGACTCTTTCTTTCCAAGGGTTCGTAGGTTGGCAGAAGACTTTGGCGAATTAGAAGAAGGTTCATTTACTAATCTTTTTGATGTGATGGAGTCTGCGCTTGGGCTAGATACGAGTGGGCCTAAAATAAGCAAGAGCGCAATATCTGAACGAACCACAACGGCAAAGCACGACATTGTAGTTGGAGATGGTCAATTTACAGTAAACTCATGGATTAGAGCAGTTAGTAACCTTAGACACTTTGACGAAAGTATAACTAGGGCGCAAAATATACTAGGACATGCGACTACAGCAAAAACAGCAACAAGATTAGGTGCAGAGAAAAAAGGTGCAGGTCGTCTTGCTAACAGACTCTTGAAGCAAATGAACGAAAGATTTTATGAGGCTCAACTTAAAGCAGAAAGAGGGTTTATTGAAAGACGAGATCCAATAGACAGTTGGGTTAGAACAGTAAGAAATAACCTAGTAACTTCGGGTCTTTCGTTTAACCCAGCGATACCTGTATACCAAGCACTTTCGCTTATATCAGCGAGTGGACACATGGGAACGGGCGGTAAGAGAGCAATCCTTCAGGCTATGTACGAAGTTTCTACAGGTGGTTCAGAATACTGGGCTGCATTAAAAGAACGAGGCACAACAACAAGTGGTTTGCTTTATGAGAGACTAACAACAGGAAATGCAGTTTCTCTTGCTTCGGGTGAAACAAATCAAGCAATGCAAGGAAACGCTGTACTTGGCGGTGTAAGGGTCAAAAGCACTGCTCAAGGCGGCATCAAAGGATCATACGAAAGAACTGTTAATGCAGGAATGAGACCTATCGAAATGGTGGATAACTTTGCTGTGTTGTCGCTATTTAGAGCAACAGAAATACAACTAGAAAAAAGATGGGAAGCAAGAGGCAAATCTAGGGCTGGTAATGAAGAAGTGTTTGATGAGTGGCTACGAGAAGAGTTTGAGGCAAACCTAATCGAAACGCAGCCTTCGTATGCACCCTTGCATCAACCAGCAATAGTAAACAGAGCAAAAGACAACCCTTGGATTTCTTTGTACACAATGTACAAGGGTTACACAGCAAAATTAGTTGCACAACAACGCAGGGCATTTATGCGATTTAGCAGGTCGTTAAAAGAAGGAAATGTAAGTGGCGCACTTCACCATCTATCTTACGGTGCAAAGCTGACTGTCTATGGTTCTGCTTTAATCCCACTCATAAGAACTGGTGTAAAAGAGAGTGTAAGCCAAGGTGGGGCAGAAATGGCAGGGTTGATTGGTCTAACAGAAGAGCAAGACAGGGACTTGGGCGATTTCTTTTTAAATATAGCAGAGAAATCTAGTCTACAACTAACAGGTCAGGTGCTTGGGATGAATCCTTTGGGCGATACAGTAGAAAGTCTTGTAGGTACAATGTCAGGGAGAGAGACGTATGGGGGAGTTCCTGCTCAATCGCCATACATGCAAACTGTAATTCAGATGTTTAACGCTACCAATTCTATACTTGGAGCAAAAGGGAATAGTTCTACTGAAGATTGGGTTAAAAGGACAATAAGCATACTAAAACCAGCGTCTGGCATTGTGTTCAAAACCCCTCAATCGTGGTTCAATGTTCCTAACAGCGTGTGGAAAGAAGTACAAACGCACGTTGACCAAGATATTCGGGACAGGGGCAATATCATGGGTGGTAGCAGATAATGTCATTCACCACCCCCGTTACAATACAAAAAATTACCACTTACAATCTTGTGGTCAACCCAAGTTGGGTTTTAGATATTCCTGTTTATGACGCAGATGATGTGTGGGTGTGGCAAGTAGACTATACAACTGGTGTGCTAACAAAACTACAGCGGGGGGTAAATTACGACATAAGCGTTTCTGGATCGGTTGGCACACTCCAATATATTGGCACGACTGAAGGCTCTAGTAAATCGCACTTGCGTGTACAAAGGCACATGTTAAGAGTGCAAGACGATGAGTTCAAGACAGGAAATCGAAACGCAACATATTTAACTTACGAACAGTCCTTTGACAAGTTAATGATGAAAAATCAGCAAGCAATTCCAATTGACCCTAGAAAGCCAAGCGATTGGACGGCTGGATACGAATATGATCCAGAGGCGTTTTATAAAGACAGGATAAATAATGTGGCTGATGGCACGGCTTCTGCTGATGCGGTCACTAAATCTCAGGTAGATACGGCTGTGGGTGGCGGAACCACCCCTCCTAGTATTGTTTCTGCCGATGTTGGTCAATGGATAACCGCAAATAGTTTGGGGTCTACATGGGAGCCGTTTGTAGGAACGCACAACCCTAAAGGCAAAGAGTATTTATACTACACAGTTGCTGGGTGGGTAGAGATAGACAACATGGCTACAATAGTAAATGCAGCAGACGATGGAAAGCTGCTTATGGATATAGACGGCCAGGCAACATGGGTAACCCCTAACGAATACCTAACAACCTTTGCAGATTCCGCTACCGCCACTTCAGGCAGGGTATATTCGGTGGCTACGCATTCTGGTGCTAGGGTGTCTACGGTTAGAGATTATATAGCGGCAGAACCGTTACTTCCTAACAAAAAAAGCCAAAGACTAACATCTAAAGAAACAGGATGGGCAGCCGCCACAAATAAAACAGAATTTGGTCGTTCTTTTTCTATAGAAGAACACAGCATTGTGTGCAACAAAAGACCAGTAGATTCAACTGTGGAGAATTACTATAGTGGACTAGGCGACCAATGTGACCACCCCGTTTTTGTTGGTACATTTCCTAATCCCTACGGAACTACGGCAGCACAACCATTTATAGAATCCTTTCATCACGAAATACCTAACCACGGAAATGCATCTGGACATACTCCCGAACGGTGGTATATTGGAGAACACGGGGACGCATACTGGGAAACTGGAATGACATTGAACATAGGATTCTCTTGGGTAATAAATATAATTTCTGTTACTGCGGATACGGTAACATTTGCGGCCTCGTCCTTGTTGCACGAAACTTCTAATTTGCCATATCCTCTCGCAGGTACTGGCTCCTATAGGTTTATTAAACACCCAGAAAGCGTTACTATAAAAATTCAAGTTTTATGGTATCAACAAAAATCATGACAGTTGAATCTGAACAATACAGCGTAAAGTACAAAGGCACTGGTGTTGTTGGCGACACATTCCCTGTTCCATTTTCATTTAGACATACAGATGCGCTTAAAGTTGAGACTATTGACGCAAATGGAACGGCTACGGTAAAAACAATAAGTACACATTATGATGTGATACAAATGGCTACAGCGTTAGTTTCGGGAAGCACATCTTCAAGTGAAATAGACGGCAACAGTCAAAGAACAGAATATGGGTGGATAATATATAATGTAGCAACCACAGATATTTTGCATATATACAAAGAAGACACTTCTATACAAAACTATGATTACAGTGATACAGTGGCAATTCCAGCCGAACAGTTTGAAATATCTTGCGACAGAGTAACGGACTGTTTTTCTACACAGTTGACAAGAAACAGGCTAGATCCTTCTGCCTACACTGCTCAAAACAGGAAAATTACAAATCTCAGGACACCAATATTAAACGATGATATATTAACCAAAGGTGTTTTAGATAATATGGGAACATCGGCATCACTTTCAATACCTGGTTCTGGTGGTGCTTCGGATGTAGGAAAACTCTTAACTCCATCAGGTCTAGCACCAAGCACTCCTGCTGTTGCTTGGGCAAGCAGGTTGGGGTTGCCCTCTACCTCTGGGACTACCCAACAGCATGTACTTAGTCCCGTTTCTGGTTATGGCAGCGCACCTTTTGTAGAGTGGACTCTTCCTCGGTGGATAGAAGCAACACCAAACGATGGTTTACGCTCAGTATATAGTTATGGAACTGGGACTCCAGATGGAAGCAGCGTAGAGGGAGAAGGCACTGCCAAGTGGGCGGTATGGCGACAGTTTAGAGAGATGCTCGATACTCCAACAGAAGAAGCAAATGTAGGTGAAGTTATTCGATTAAAACATACTACTTGGTCTCCACCAGAAGATCCCGTGGCTGGCTTTGAGGCTTCATACAAGTATGAGCAACCAGTAGAACCAGCGGTGGTGCGAAGCGAAAACGCTCAAAATTTAAGAATGGTTGCCGCCACAACGGACGGGCCTACTTTTAGCCCTAGAATAGAAGGTAAGACTTTAACGGTGACTAACCTTTGGGAATCAGGAGGAACCACATTCGGGAATAATGATGGAACCCATTTAGGAAATAGTGTTCAACATATACATCCACAGACAGAGTGGACTTTAACAAACACGTTAAAAGACGATGACGACAACGTAATTATGCCCCAAATGGTTTTTATGCAGTGCTACACCTCCGCACACACAGTCCCTGCAACCGCCTATGCTGGCTTGCCTGGCACTACATACACCGCCTACCCTATCTACCATGTCGGCTGCAATTCTTGGCTCAAGTCTAACGAAAACTCAAACGATGGATTTATGCCTGATTACACCCCAGATACAGGCACAGCCAACGATTCTATAAAAGGACACGCATCGCTTATGAACGTGAACAGATTCGGTATAGGCGTTGATATTTCTGAAGATGCCGCATACTTGTATTGGTCTTCTGCACATTCAATGGATGTCCACTTTCTTTTAGTATATGATTCAGATAGTTTAGAGAGTGAAGATTGGTACGTTTAATAATATGGCTATAGATAAAACATCAAGAAAAGAAACATTGACCGTTAGTGCAGGAACGAATGTGGTATTTACGGTTCCATTTGAAATAGAAAAAACGACAGACTTGGTTGTGTACGATTCAGCAAGTTGGTTGGCAAGAGAGGGCGTAGATTATACAGTAACAAACTATGGTCTTCCTGGTGTAACCGCAAACGCCATAACGGTTACATGGATAGGAACAACTGCATCTGGCACATATACGTTCTATAGAAATTTTCCAATGACCCAAACCGTTAAGTTGACAGAAGGGGTCTTGAACGGAGCAGTAGAGAATGCGTTTGACAGGCTAACTTTTGCTACACAAAACTCAACACTCATTACTAATAACATAATATCGGCTGCGGGAAATGGAATTACCCTAATGGCAGAACCAACTGCTGCTTCTGATGCTGCAACGGTCAAGTACGCACAAGGGGCTTATTCACAAGGTGGATATATCTGCCCCCCAGTAAGTGGAACAGATAACAACAAGGCGTTGTACGCAGAAAGTACGACATCGTTTATATGGAAAGATCCCTTTGATGTGCCTTACCCAAGCGCACACCTGAAAATTTTACAGGTTAATGGTCTAGGTGAACCTGCATGGGTAGACCCAGTAGAGTACGCACCGCCATACGATACAGACAAGCCTAAGTATTTAGGTGTAACGCTTGACTTAGCCTCTACTCCAGAAGATTCTTGGGTTACTGTAAAACAATTGCCCACATTATCTAAAGGCGTAGTAGGTGACACGATAGTTTATCAGGAGGGCGGGTATGTCGCTTGGCAATATGTAAGATGGGTTCCAGATGTGCCTTCTTCGTTATTTACAAAAAAATATCTGTACAATTCTACAGGTACTGGCGTTGATGGTGCGGTGGGGAGTGCCTTGACAGGCACAACAGCAGCAGCAAAAGCGACTACAATATATGAAAACGATACAGACAAAAATGCTGGCGGTAATTCTAATTTATTTTTGAGAAGCAAGACAGACCAAGCAAATGTTATTTTATTAGAGTTTGATGTTAGCAGCCTCTCTGTTGATGATTATACCGATGACAGTATAGTAAGTTGTAATTTAAAACTATACATTGTAGGTGTAAGTGGATCCACAAATAAAACGGTTCATATACGAAGACTTAAAAATACCTTTGTAGAGGGTACGGGGTCTTCTTCAAACAGATGGAACGATGATGGTGCGACATGGGAAAAACCAGCTGCACCAGGGGGTACGGATGCTGATTGGAATTGGGGTGGCGCAGTTGGTGGCGGAGAAACAAACTTTGATCAAGACGCAGAACTAGATTACGAGTTACCAGTAAGCACCTTCGTAATGGGGAGCGGTGCGGGGACAGATACGGTTGGTAGTGAGTATACATATGTGAATGTTACACCTTTGTTTTTAGATGCAATAAGAAACAGAAGCGGTATTTTAAGGTTAGCCCTTTATGTCCCTGCGGCAATGAACACCTCTACTTCTACACTTATAAGAGTATCTGCAAACGAAGGAGGGTCTACTGATGTCACATTAGAAACAACATTAGCAGCCGCCAGAAGAGCATATTGGCAGAAGTGGGGCTATACTGCATCTGCTGGAATCACCGTTGTACCTGACCATGAAATTGAAGAACTTTGGAATGGTGAAACGTATGGAGTCGATTGGTTGTACCCCCATTGCAAACAATCAAAGTCAATACATGGTGTGGTGCCAGCCCATGACAATGACAGCTCAACAGGAAGGGCGTTTGGATGTGCTTATGCCATAGCAAACGAAATATATAATACGACAGAACAGGGGTTGCACACAGCTGTAAGTTTTGATGGTCGTAAGCATGTGTGTTTTATAGATAGACATTTAGTCGGAACGGCAGGTTTTCCAGTACAGGCAGACGGCTCTACTTTGCAAGTGTCGCAGTTTTGGTTGGAAAATGAATAACGCAGAAAAAGAACTATTAGAGTTACTCCAAGAGTTGGATACTTCGGCAATGCAGAACCAACTCACCGAGTTGTATGGTGACACTTATGACAATGGGTGTGTGGGAGGCCCTTACGATTGGCAAAAAGATTTCCATGATCACGGCTTTGATCACAGAGAAAGAGCAATCATTGCTGGCAATCGTGTAGGAAAGACTCGAACAGCAGCAGCTGAAGTAGCAATACACCTTACTGGTCAATATCCTAAATGGTGGGCGGGTAGGCAATTTACTCAGCCGACCGATTGGATTGTTGCAGCACCTACAAACGAATTAAGCAGAGACATCTTGCAAGCGGCTTTGGTTGGAAACATGAGAGAAGGGGAGAAGGCACCTGATGGAACTGGATGGATACCTGCTGATTGTATTGTTGACTATGGTTGGAGGCAGTGTGGTGTCCCTAATGTTATGGATACTATTCGTGTCAAGCACACTTCTGGTGGTACAAGCCTATGCACTTTTAAGTCGTATGAGCAAGGCCCTGTTAAATTTCAGGGAGTAGCAAGAGATGGTGTGTGGCTAGACGAAGAGCCTAAAGATTACGAAATTTACACAGAGTCTTTAACAAGAACCCTAGATAGAAATGGCTTAGTTATATTCTCTCGGACTCCACTGTTTGGTTTATCTGATGTGATTAAACACTTTACAGATGGTGGGTCGGGCATCTATTATAAGAATGTTACATGGGACGATGCGCCTCACCTAGATGACGAAGCAAAGAAACAGTTGCTTTCAAGCTACCCTGAACATGAACGAGATACCCGTGCCAAGGGTGTGCCTATGATGGGTTCGGGCGGTGTGTACGCTGTGCCTGACGAAATGATTATGTGTGAACCATTTGAGATACCAGATCACTTTAGACGTATATGCGGTATAGATTTTGGAATTGACCATCCAGGTGCAGCGTGTTGGATTGCATACGACCCTGATGCTGACACCGTATATGTCTATGATTGTTACAAAGAACGTGGTCAAACAGCAGCGTATCACTCTCAGGCAATACTAAGCCGAGGCAAGTGGATACCCGTGTCCTTCCCACATGATGGCATGACAAGAGATAAAGGTGGTGGCGAAGCACTCAAAGACCAGTATATTGCTCACGGTGTGAACATGATTGGATTCTCTGCTCGTTACGATGACGCAAAGGGTGGCGGTCAACCTAGAGAGCCAATTACCCTAGAGATACTAGAACGCATGCGTACAGGCAGGTTCAAAGTATTTAACCACCTATCAGAGTGGTTTGAAGAAAAACGTATGTTACACAGAAAAGATGGTAAAATTGTCCCAGAACGGGATGATATTGAGTCTGCCACTCGTTATGCAGTAATGATGTTACGGTGTGCAAGAAATTATGTCGATGAATATTCGCCCATGCAGAGTACGGTGGATTATTCAAACTATAACCCTCTGCGGGAGTTTTGATTATGGCGTTTGTACAAAATGCTTGGAAACATATTTTTGGTGGCGGTGGAAGCAAACGAGAAAGCGTTGTAACACCAGAGGGGTCTTCTGTTGGTAAAGTGGATTCAATTACAACAAGGAAACCTAGTGGCGGAGGAATTAGGGGTGGTGGTCTTACAACCGCAAATGTCTCCCCTAAAGAGGTGTTAGGTACAGCAGACCCGACACTTGGGAACACGCCAACTACACCGAACACAAGCAATAAAAAACCTGCTGTTGCCAAGGAACCAAAGGCTCCCATTACGGGCGGCCCTACCTCGTTTGGCGGGAAAAAGAAAAAACCTAAACCGTTTTCTACCTCCGCAAGAAGGCCAATTTCATCTTCCTTAATAACCAGAAGTCTTTTAGGAGGCGCACCAGCATGAGCTTTGAATATAACAATATTAAAACAATGGAACAAGAACGTATAATGTTACAACGGGCTGCAAGTGGCAAGATATTCATGGGTGGACTATTTTCTAGCCAAAAAACACCACCAATTCCACCGCCACCACCACCAATTGTTGCAGCTGCTGTGCAAACAAGTGCCTCTGCTAAAGGTCGAGATTCAGCATATCGCTTAAGAAAAAGACAAGCACGGGCTGGTCAGTCCACATTGTCTTCGGGTGGCTATTCTTCTGGCGGAGCAACCCCTGGTCAAACGCTGATGGGAGGATAATGCCACAAAAGCCCGAAGATAGAGATTATAAAAAGGAATATAGCCGTGACCACGCTTCTGCGCTACAAAGAAAACGCAGGGGTGAGCGTAACAAAGCACGTTATAGACTTATGAAAGAAGGCAGGGTTTCCAAGGGTGACGGGAAAGAGATACACCACAAAACCGCCTTGTCTAATGGTGGAAGCAATAAAAGTGACAATTGGCAAGTCGTATCTAGGGCAAGGAATAGAAGGCAAGCAAGAAAAAATGGAACAGCATGATGGCACACAACGCAGAACAAGCAATTAAATCATTCAATCACTGTAAGTCTAACAGGGTAAACTGGGACAGCCATTGGCAAGATGTTGCTGATTATGTTCTGCCTACTAGAGATTTTCAGACTAAGCAGAAAATAAAGGGTAGTCAAAGGCGTGGAGCAATCTTCAATACCACAGCCCCAGAAGCCGCAGTCCAGTTAGCGGCAGCTTTGGAGGGGATGCTATTCAATACAGGCATTCGATGGTTTGAACTAACCTCAGAAGACGAAAGCGTAAACAAACTGCACGAAGTACGAGAGTGGTTATACGACTCGACTAACCGAATGTTGTCCTACTTCGACAATACCAACTCACACTTTTCTTTATCAGGACACGAAGCAGCCCTTGACCTAGTGTGTTTTGGTACTGCTATTATCCTAGCAACGGAAACAGATGGTGTTTTTAAGTTCCAGGCTAGGGACTTGAGTGGCATTTACCTTAAAGCAAATGATGCAGGGGACATAGTAGATGTCTACCGAGAGTTTACCATGCCAGCTTGGGAGGTTGTCGAGACCTTTGGTATAGAGAATTGCAGTGATGCGTGTCGTCAAGCAATAGAAGATCCTTTAAAGAAGGACAAAGAAATAAATGTGCTGCATTATGTGTACAAGCGTATGTCCACAGATTATGGCAAAAGAGACAAACTCAATAAACCCTGGGCTTCTAACTACTATGAAATAGGCGAGAAGCACACACTGAGCGAGGGTGGGTTTGACAATAACCCATATATCGTTGTACGTTGGAGCAAGGCCGCCGAAGAAGTCTACGGACGCTCACCTGCTATGGAAGTGTTGCCCACTATCAAAGTAGTCAACGCTATGGCTAGGACAATCCTAGAAGCCGCAGAATTAGCTGTGCGACCTCCTGTGATTGTTGGGGCTGGAACTATGGAAGGCCCAATAAGAACAGCACCAGGCTCAATCATGTATGTTCGACAAGGCACTAGGGATGTACCTCAACCGTTCAATAGTGGTGCAAGACCAGACATTGGACATGAGTTAATGGACAGAGAAGAAGCAAAGATTGATAAAGCGTTCTTTGCTGACCGTCTTTCTTTACCTGAGTTAGACCGCATGACCGCTACTGAAATAGTAGAACGAAGGCAACAGGGACTCATGGTTATATCTCCAATCCTTTCTCGACTGTATGCTGAGTGGCTAAACCCAGTGATTTCTAGAACATTTAACTGGATGCTGGCTAACGGCATGTTGGAAGAAGCACCTGAAGCATTTGCAAACGCTCGACTCAAAGTAAACTATGTTAGCCCAATGGCTATAACTAGAAGGTCTAGTGTTACGCAGTCGTTTATGCAGGGTATGAGTGCAGCACAAATCCTAGTCCAAACGAATCCTGGTGTCATGGAAAACCTAGACGCAGATGCTGTATTCAGGGCTTTGATGACTCAAAACAATGTAGATCCTAATTTCTTGCGAAGCGAACAAGATGTGTCTATGACACGGCAACAGGCACAAGAACAAGAACAGGCGCAGGAACAAGGAATGCAAGAGATGGCTATGGCTCAACAAGCTGCTTCGGCCGCTAAAGATGCGGGTTCTGCTGCTTCTGACTTGGGCGAGTTAGGGGGCTTACTTGGCTAAGAAACTAGATAGCGGATTAAAGAATCGAAAAGCAGATTACGAAGTAGTCTTTGCTTCTAAGGCTGGCGACCGTGTGCTTGCAGACTTGATGGTTCAGTTCCACATGGGAAGAAGCAGTCATATAACAGGCGATTCACATGAAACAGCATTTAGAGAAGGCGAACGGCACGTTGTTCTTCATATTTTAGATATGATGGGAAAAAGAAGTAGCCCAGATTGGCTCAACGAGAAACTAGACCAAGGTGAAATAGAGTACAGCGTAATTCAGGAGTTTAGTTAAATGTCCCCAGAAGATTACACATCAACCAATGGGTGGAAAAGGCAAGAGAACATGGTCTTGCACCGCCTTGATAGAATAGATAAAGAATTGCACGGTATAGACAAACGCTTGAGGCAAATAGAGGGTAAGATATGGGTGTTGCAAACAAAGGCGGCAATCTTTGGTGCAATTGCGGGACTTGTTCCTAGTGTAATTTTCTTTTTGTTAAGTAGGATTAATTAATGATGCGAATGTTATTTTGGGATAGATATAAAGTTATACAGGGCATCGTCTACACTGCAACGGCACTGTGCCTTCTTGGTTGCTCAACATTACAACCTCTCTTCTCTCCCCGTTCTGCTGCGGTAGATGCTGTTGATGCAGTGTCTGCTGTAGCGAACACTTCCAACCTCTGGTTTCCAATTATGTTTGCAGGGTTCCTAGCCCTCCTTGCAGGAATAATTAACCTCGTCTTTTTGAGGGGTGGAGCAAAACTGTTTGTAATAGGTGTGCTAACCGCACTGACTCCTCCTGTTGCAGATATGGTTCTGTCTACCATCGCTCCTTGGGTGAGTATAATTGTTTCTGTCTCAGGGCTGGCTCTACTCGGCATCGTAATTGGACGCTGGTATGGTCGGAAAGATATTATGAAACGGGCTTTAGCCCGTGCCGATTACATTGCGGGTAACGGTAAAGATGTTTTAACTAAAGGGCAAACCGCAGATGTCCTTAAAAATTTGGATAATAAAGAATTTCAGTCTGATTATCCGATAGGAAAATAATATGTTTTTAGCAGATTTTTTAGGCAATGTTTTCTTTGCAGGTACTGTGGTGGGTGCTGTTGCTTGGGTTGGTATTATGGCTCACATAATGGGTTACATCTCCATACCTAAGCGGGAAAAGTAATGGCTGATTGGGCAAGGTGGTGTGCAATTAGTTGCACCCATGTTCCCCACCAAAGTGAGAGAGCAATCGACCGTTTGCTTGAGGAAATAAAAGGTCGAAATCTTACACACTTTGTTCACTTGGGGGATGTAATTGACGCAGATGCTGCGAGTGTTCATGCAGACGACTCGCCAGGCTCTACTCTGTACGAAGAGTTTTGTGTTGCGGCTGACATGCTTAGGCGAATCAGAGAAAGTTTGCCTAAAGACTGTGAATTAGTCTTGCTTGACGGCAACCATGATGATAACATCAAAAGACCCGACCCAAGGCGTATACCTAGAGGGTTAAGGGATTTGTGTAATCCACGGAAAATGGAAGGCGTAGCAGATGAGTATAAGTTGTGGAAGCACGTTCCATATAGACATGGCTTCCGTGGTTGCTACCAGATCGGGGCTTGCATTTTTACTCACGGTTACGCAACAGGTGCGAACTCAGACGAACTCGAAGCAATCCAACTCGCAATGGCGTGTGGTGGACATGCTCACCGACTCATTGTTAGAGGACACACTCACCGCCCAGTTCCTCCTACGCAATGCAAAAGAAGTGCAAGAGTAAAACTACCTTGGTGGTATGCCAACGTAGGGTATATGGCGTTTGAAGAAAGACCCGCATACACAAATCGGTTTGATGTACAACAATGGGGAAGGGCATGCCTGATGGGCGAGTGTCAAAAAGGACGACCAGGGAGAATGGGAAAGAAAAGTTGGGACGCAAATCTAATAAGTTTAGACCCATAAAGACTTGCAAACACTGGGTGTAATGGTATCATTCAGAAGGTCACTTTGGTCGGTGACTCCTTATGACCTCCGTTTATTTTATTATAGGCGGAGGTTTTTAATCAGGGGTATATTCTTCGGAATAATCATCGCCACCATGCTCGGTTATCCTTCTATAAGAAAGAGTTGGGTAATGAACGTATGGGTCTGAGTCGTTCGCCTTACTTCTTTTCCTACAACGAATACAAATAACTGTGCTTGATGTTGTGTCTCTACCACAGCCCACACAAACCTTTAATGAATAATCCTTTTTTTTATTCATCAGATTCGTATTGATCTGGCTTACTAGATATTTTAGATTTCTGAACATCTGCTTGAAGCCGTTCGGCAGGGGTCATTGTTTCTAAAGCCCTCTCTTCCCCAGCCGACTCAAGAACACCCCGCAATTCGGGATGCCTCATCAAGAGAGCCGCAAGTTTACCTCTTACCTCGTCAGGACTTCGTTGCTCTTGCTGCTCTACGATGATTTCTTGAGTAGGCTTTCCTAATGTTCTGTCTAATAACTCTTTAGCCGCAGCAATAGAACCACCCCTTGCTCTTTCAACAAGCATGAGTATTACCTCTTGCATATCCTCAGGGGTGATTGCTGCCATAAGCGACTGTTGAAGCCACTTACGTTGCTGTGCGACTGTAACTCTGCGAGTGAGTTCACTCATGGGTCGGGAATGCTAACTCGTAAAGCCTAGCCATTTCTTTAACTGAATCTGCGTGTGCGGCGTGACCTTTATCGTTGTACGAATCAATGAAATTGGGGTCACGTTTCATGTTAGCGATTTGTGTCTTAGCTTCAGCGGGTGACATCATAAAGCCTTGACGACCACCGCCACCAATGATTTCATCGTTAGAAATAGCCTTGCCAATGTTAGCAAATGCTCTAATAATAGCGGGTTCGTTACCTAGCCCACTAGAATCTAGTAAAGCCATAAGGTCTTCTCCTCCAAACTCAATTGCTGCATTCTTAGCCATTTCCATCTTTTCGGTATAAGCCTTACCAAACTCTTGGCGCATGGACTCTTGAGCCTGTTCCATAGCAATTTCTGAATTTTGGGCAGACATTTCCATTTGACCGTGTGAAGTCTGTGCTTGCCACCTGACTAGACCTGCTGCTTGTTGGCTGGTCAGGCCAAGACGATGTGCTTCATCAAAGAATGCCGATTGCAATTCTGGGTTTAAGTCTATTTCAGGCATGTTTTCAGTAGGAGACTCGTAGCCCCCTGCTGTTTCTGGTCTGCCCAACTTGTTATAAAAAGCATCTAGCTCTTCTTGGTCGGCTTCTCTCGAAGGTATTGCTACCTTGTCAGAACCAATCATGTGCTGTGCATGGACATAGCCTTTTGCTAAACTAGCGACATCTTTAATATCGGCTAGGCTAGGTTCGTTTTGAATATCTTCTGGAATGGCAGAACGCCAATCCTCGGATGTTACCTGTTCAACTTCTGGTGTTTCTTCAGACATCTGTGTCTCCTTGTGTGAAACGGATTATTGCCCGATGAACGCCATCAGGCGATTTTTCTTGTTTAACGAGTAGTTCAATATCTGCACTACTGTCGTCTTTTATTATACCAAGACCATACTTACTACGCCCTTTTGGTTCTTTAAGACAGTCAATGAGCATCTTACACGATGCAACTAGGTTGTCTGGGTCGAATGCCCTGCCCCTCTTGCCCCACTGCCTGATGATCGTAAGTCGAACCAAGCCTTCAAACTTCGGCAATGGGCGTGGCGCAGAATAATCAACGGCTGCCATGAGTTCTTCTTGCCTCTTTTTTCGCACCGCCCAGTGTGTTCTCATCATCTTGTTAAGAGACTCGAATTGGTATTCAAAGGTCATTTCCCATCTCTTACACATAGTAGTTCTCCTATGTTTTCTGACCACTCTAGGTATTTCCTGAGAAGTTCAAAATCTTTACGATCATAGCCTGGAAGATAGCTGACTATTGCGTCCCTTAGTCGGTCAATTTCTTTAACAAGTTCGTCTGGCATGGCCACAAGAATGAAGGTTTCATCACCATGCTCATCCATATACTTGGATTGCGGTAGAGTAAACTTGTTCTTTTCCTTCGCCATGTAACCAATCTCTCATGTCATTGTATTTATCAGGAGGCTCTAGTATTCTAACATCCTGTATGTGACATTTCAGATAATCTGTGAGAGATAATGCCCCTTTCCTACCCGCGCCGTCTCTGTCCATACAAACAACGGCTTGATTTTCTTTTAGCAATTCTGCTAACAACCTGTCTCCACTGTTGCAAGATGGTCTGCCTACAGCATTTAAACCACATGTGAGCATGGCGGCTGTATCTGATTCCCCTTCGCATATATAGACAACGCCTTGATCCGGTAAATTATTCGGTACAAATAAACCGTTTCTGCTACCTTTTACCGCAAACTTTTTGCCGTTCCTTGGCCTAACCCTGATGCCGATAAGTCTGTCACGCTTTCTAAGCATTGGAAAAATCCAAGAACTGGTGTTGTCTAGCCACCCTACATTCAGAAGTTTGAGTGATTCTTCAGACACACCTAGTTTCTTAGATAGTTCCTCAATCTTATCGTTCTCACACTTCGTAATCCAGCCTCTTGCACGAATGGCAAGCACCTCATTGTGTTCGGGTAACGGTTTAACCGTAGATGGAATGTGTACCTCATTCATCCATTCTTTAGTAACTCGAAGTATGTGGAGGTTTCCACTCCCTTCAACATATCTTGTTGAACCCTCCTCAATGCGAGGGCAGATAACCGCTGCACGGTCTGGGGAGATTAGACACCAATCAGTCTTCTTACAAATGGGACAAGGACTAAGCCTATTTACTCTTTTCCATTGAGCCATTTGATGTACCTCATCATTTCAACGAAGTGTGTACGCATCCAAGACGGAGAGTAGTTGTTTGAAATGAACTTCGTCTGCATCGTTTGGATTTGCTTTGCCGTATACTTAATAATAGTCTTTTCATCGTCCACGTCATTTTCCTTATAGTGTTCACAATAATTATCTGGTTCATCTACTTCAAATCCCTTACTACAAGTAGGACATATGAACCACATTTCTACATTCCTATACTTATCAAACTCTGAGTCATACGTCATCTTCAACACTCACCCATCTGTCAGTCAGAGTAGTCAACATCTCCCTTGAAGTTTCCTTCCGTAGGTCTCGCCACTTAAGAAGAAGAGAGTCGTCACAATGACTTTCAAGAAAATCAAGGAGGCAGTGTGACGCTCTCGCACATTCTATTGGGTTATTACCAATTGCCATAAACTCTTTGGGAAAATTAGTATCATTGATTGGGCATACGATTTCATGTCTCATTCGGGATTTGGCGTACATATACATTTCAAAAGTGCTGCGTACTGCGGTAAGTAGCATAAGAAATTCTGCACCATCCATATCTAAAATGTAATGCTCTTTTTCAAAAGTCCAAATCTCACCGTCTTTATCCTCAGTAAAACCAAATCCATCAAATACTCTGTCTACAATGGCTGAAACATGGTCTGCAAAGCCCAGGCTTTTTAGTATGAATGATTCTTTAATAGACTCAGGTGCGTTAGATGCTTCATGTAAATGAGCAGAAACTCCAATCAGTGCGTTGGTAATTAAATGGCTAGCATTAGCCCTATCTAAACTTAGTGTCATACTTTTCATTTGTAACTCCTTAATAAATTAAAACGGCACATCTTCTGTGACTACGGCTGGTGCTGGTGATTCACCAAGTACATCCCATTCACGAATGCGAAGCCCCATGAAATACTTAACTGAGCCGTCATCTTTTTTCCACTCACGACTAGACACATCGCATTTAATGATTACCTGCGCTGTAACTAGATCGGCATCTTTAAACTTATCTGCTGTCTCACCTAATGCTTCCAATTCTATTGGTGCAGCTTCAGCGCTTGGTTTAACCAAGACCTTCAGTTTCTGTAGTTCATTTCCATTTCTCATGCTGATGGTTTCGGGAACCATGTCGATCACCTTACCTACGATAATAGCAAATCCATTTTTCATACTCATTTTATGTCTCCTTTAATTTTGACATTTACATTTCTAACACGTTACTAACATCATTATATAGATTGTTCTCCATTGTTTATTCTTGCCATAAGTACAACAAAAGCCTTAGCGGCCACAATTGGTACTACTCCGTTTCCGAGTAATCTGAGAGAATCCACTCTACAGGAATGCACCATAGAGCCGTTGGCAACCCCATAAGTTGAGCCACCCATAGCGGAGATAATTTCTTCGTTTCCGATTGTTCTAGGGGCTTCCCAGGGTTGTTGTTGTTCATTTGGGCGGCTTGGGAATCTCCCTTCTCCGATTTCTCCCTCGTAGGAACTCCCACCATTTCTGGATGATTGCTCAATGCTTTCTGCCCGTAGTTCGCTTGATTTCCTATTTTCCCTCCTTCGGCAACAGTTGGTGTCGGCCAGTTCGCCACCATTGTTTTCAGCGTCCTCCTTTGACATCCCATTCATTACTGCCTTCCTGTAAAGCCTCACGTTGCCTTCGTGTGGTCTCATCGTTACGTCTGGCGTTGGATACGCCACAGATAAAGACTCTTTTCCTTTGGTGAGGCGCACCGCACTCAATCGCTGAGAATACTCCTGCCGTTGCCGTGTAACCCAATTTTTCCAATCTTTCCAAGACATATTTGAGAACACTTGTTCCGTCTTCTCCTCCATACTTGGCGGAAATAATCCCTTCGACATTTTCGAGGAAGACGATTGATGGCTCACACTCACCGATGATTCTTTCGATATCTGGGAACAAATGTCTAGGGTCTTCTGTACCCTTGCGTTGACCCGCACAACTGAATGGCTGGCAAGGAAATCCTCCGCTGAGGATGTCCACCATTCCTCGAAACGGTTTTGCATTGAAGGTTTTAAGGTTCGTCCACACAGGTGCCGCATCCAAGTATTCTTCGGGGCTTTCCATCTTTTCAACCAAGTTTGCGACTGCGAAGGCCTCGATCTCCACATAAGCGATTGTTCGCACATTTGGGAGAACTCTTCTGAGTCCGAGGTCAATACCTCCATATCCACTGCACATGCTGAGATGATTGATTTTGGTACTATCCACATTTATACTCGCTTCCAATTGTTTTTTGCGATTGCGTCTATTAGTCCACTGGCTTCTGGCATCTTCATACTTCGGGCGTTGTAGCCGTATCTCTGTAATAATTTAATCTGTTTCGGTGTAGCAAGATTGTTTTTCTTTCGGTAAATCATCTGATTAAGGATTTTTCTTCTTTCTGCGTTACTCATCATTTCAATATCAAAGCCCGACTTCTCCAGCCACTGCCTTTGCTTATCGGTCAAGGGGTCTGCTTTCCAATCATTGTCCTCTACAGGAGGCTCAATGTCTAGTACATCAAACGGATCGAGTGTTTTCTTTCTGTAAGATACTTTAGCACTTACCTGCCTCCTTAACTCACGCTGTTTCTCAGCCTCCTCAGAGGCTCGCACTGAAGCCTCAGCCCTTTCAAGAAGGGAGAGGGTGTCTACAGGAGAACCTTCCTCAGAAGCCATCCTATTGGCTTCCTCAACAACCTTCACATTGTAGTTTCCACCAAGTACATCGGCCGCTGAAACAAGTTTGTGCTTACCACTATTACCTACGAAGTCCAAGATCAGGCAAGAGGGTTTCAGACTCGAAGAAATTGATTCAAGACGTTGTTCTGAATGTGATAATCCATCGACAGTATTTGCCAATGGTCGAGTTCCACGGCCCACCATTTGTGCATACAACGCACGACTCATTGTCGGTCGGGCTATTGCCACGCAATCTATGTTTGGCACATCGAATCCCTCAGTTGCAATACCTACATTGCATAGATACTGAATGTTTCCTGCGCGGTACTCGTCTAGGATAAACTTACGCTTATCTTTTGGGGTCTTGCCATCAATAGCAGCTGCCATGCCAGGCTTACTCTGATTAAGGATGTCAGACAATGCGTGTGCATGAACAACACTTGATGTAAACACTAAAGTTCTCTTGTTTCCCGCTTCGCTCAATAAAGCCTGAGCCACCCCGTGAACCACTTTATCTCGTTCCATAGTAGAAGCAAGTTCACCCTGATTAAAATCACCCGCTACCTTACCTATTATGGATAAATCGATTTCATCTAAGTAAATTCGTTGGATTAGAATCGGCACCAGCCATCCATCTTTCACACCATCTTGAATATCGTACCTGTAGGCACAAGTATCATAAATCTGACCTAATGCTGCTTCGTCCCCTCGATCTGGAGTAGCGGTCATGCCCAAGTGTCTGAGTTGCGGGTTATCGCAAAAGTGTTTAGCAATGTTTGACCAAGATTTCGCTACTGCGTGGTGAGCCTCATCTGTAATAAGTGTTTTATAAAACATTGCGTCAAATCTGTTTAATCTGGGTTGACCATTTCGTTTAGCGTTCAATGTCTGAACAGACCCTATCACACATCCATTACCGCCCAGCATAAACTGCGCTTGGCGATCAGCCATTTCAACCTGCGGAATGATTCCAGTAAGTTTCCCAATAGTTTGCTCTGCTTGCTCAACAAGTTCAGACCTGTGCGCAACCCAGAGTGAACGACCGCCACGCTTTCGTAGAATCTCGGCAGCCGTAACGGTTTTGCCCAATCCCGTAGCCATGACAACCAAACAAGACTGATGGTTGTTAAACGATTCGTACACAGCTTGAATACACTCTTCTTGATAAGGACGGAGAACGACCCCACCCCTGGTTTGCGTCTTAAAATTGAATAAATCTGACTGCATTAGAGTACATCACAAGATTCAAGTTCGCCAAAGTGTTCTTCATAAAACTCTGTACAGGTTGTCTTAAATTGAATGTCACCGTGATTCCCCTCTACACATTTCTCTATAGATTTTCCGTACAGTGTAACGGTTAAGTCAACAGAGTTCAGTTCAATTTCTTCCTCAGAAGGGGTAGCATCCTCCATCCTACCTTGCATATTTTGTGCAGGGTGGTGTGTGTAGGTATATTCAATCTCGCCTTCAATGAACATTGGGATTTTAGTCCCGCCAATTTCAATGTCTTTGTTTTCTAAACAGACATATTTTGTACCATTAGTTACTTCGCTCATTGATTAACTCCTTCCGTGCTAATAGCATTGCCTCAGCGACAGCACTACGCATCTGTTTTTTTGTGAATGGTGACAAAACAGGTTCTGATTCACACCAATC